TTCCCTAAGAGCCTTGATATCAGTAAAGCAATAGAGGCTAAAATAAAGACAGGCTCTTCTTCTCCTACTGGTCAGAGAAAAGCAGCTATGGGAGACGAATACGAAAAATCACCATTAGCAGGTACCGAAGGCTATGGAGTAAAGGGAAACTTTTCTAATAAAAATACAAATAGTCAAAGTCTAAAAGTAGAAACCGAACAGGCTAAACAATACGAGGGTTGGGGCACCGCGTTGAAGCCTGCTCATGAGCCTATTGTTGTTGCTCGTAAGCCTATCAGTGAGAAGACTGTGGCGAACAATGTTCTCCAATGGGGAACCGGGGGACTAAACATAGACGCGAGTCGAATCGGCACTGGAGATGACAGAACTTCAGGTGGAACTCCTGGAAGTGGTGCGTTTAAGTCAGGTGGCTGGAAGCAAATGCCAGAAAGGCAAACAGGTGCTCGCTTCCCTGCTAACCTTATCTTATCGCACTCGGAGGATTGCGTAGAAATCTCGGAAGGGCTTTCTAGCTCCACACCCGCAGAAGAGGTTTCAGGTGGCATTTGGCACAAAAGCACAGGAAAGCCAGCAGGTCCTACTTATAGCGATGTAGCCCCTGTTTACCGCTGTGTCCCAGGCTGCCCAGTCGCAGAGTTAGATAGGCAGAGTGGGATAACAAAGAGTGGCGGTAGAAAAATAGAAGATAAATCTAATGTTATGGGTATGTTTGGTTATGGCGGTAAAGTACAAAATACTATACTTCCGTCAGAAGGCGGTGCTTCCCGTTTCTTCTATGTAGCGAAGGCTAGCAAGAAAGACAGGAACGAGGGGTTGGATGAGTTACCCAAGCAAGAAAAAGAGCAGCTTAGAGATCTAAAGAGAAACCCAACACCAACTAAGCTACAGGAGCGTTGGTTATCTCAGCCTATGCAAAACATCCACCCTACTGTGAAGCCTACTGCTCTTATGGAATACTTGGTTCGCCTGGTTACCCCTGTGGGCGGGACTGTGCTTGATCCTTTCACTGGTAGCGGTAGCACGGGTAAGGCTGCAATACTTGGTGGGTTCAAGTTCGTCGGTTGCGAGCTGACTGAGGACTACCTACCGATTATTGAGGGTCGTTTGGCGTGGGCTGAAGAGAATAAGGAACAATATCAAGCAGATAAGGTCAAGGCTGCACAGAAAGCAGTAAAAGCAGAGCAGAACACCCCTCCAAAAGCCACAGGAGGCTCTCTAACGGCATTAGACGCTGCGGAGGTAGCATTACAGGCGGTAGCGAAGAAGAAGGGCTTAGAAAGCAATACAGCGCTTCCGCTATTTGAGGATGAAGAGGGTGCTGAGTAAGATAGATGTAATGCATTACAAATGCGTTAGTAACGGGTGAGTAATGCTAGTGTCTCTCTCTATCTCTATCTACTCTCTTAGTAATAATATAATAGGGGCTGAAAGGTTTTGACAGTATTGGAAAACCGCTTGCGGACTGATACTGGACCCCAGTTCGATTCTGGGCAGCTCCACGAACAAAGGAAATAAAATGATGTATCCAGTTCCATCAAAGAGTAAGATTGCTAAGCGATACTCTCAGAGTTATCCATCGCTATGTTTTCGGGTATCCATTGGAACACAGGTGTATGCCGTGAGCGGTGGGACAGTGTTGCAGGTGTTTAAGCAGGTGAAAGGTTTTGGTAACGCTATAGTTATCGATCATGGTAGTGGGATACAGTCATCGTATTACAACCTTAAGGAGGATAGCCTGCAAGTTATGAAGGGTGAGAGTGTTGTAGAGGGTCAGATTATAGCTTACTCTGGCGATACTGGAGATGCATCGTATCCTCAACTGCGTTTTAGCGTTACCGTAAATGGGCGTTTCATTAACCCTGAGAGAATGCTGGAAGTTGTCGGGCGGAAAGCGGTAGACCAGGAATACCAGGTTCACATAGTTGCAGATAATGAGACGCTAACAGCAATAAGTAAAGTATATGGCACGACAGTTCCTACACTAAAGAAACTGAACGGCATAGCCAAAGCCAGTGACATCGAGCCTGGTCAAGAAATCAAGATTAGAAAACAAAGTTAAGTAGACAAGGAGCATCAGATGCAATATCCACTAAATCCACTACCTCGTATTAGTAGCCCATATGGTATGAGAGTCCACCCTATTTCCAAGAAGCGCAGTAAGCACAATGGGACGGACTTTCCTGCACCTAAGGGAACTCCTATCTACGCTATCGCAGATGGTAAGGTTGTAAAGTCTCGTGTAAGCACTCACTACACTGGCGGATACGGGGAATACATTCAGATTGACCACGGTGAGGGTGTTCACTCTCTATATGCACACATCGTAAAGGGTGGTCGTAAAGTAAGTGTTGGAGACAGAGTCAGCGAAGGTCAAGAAATCGCAGGCGTAGGGACTACCGGGAACTCCACGGGAGACCACCTACACTTAGAGATCCGTGTTAATGGTAGGTTCGTAGACCCTATGAAATACCTAGAAGAGTCTAAGACTACTATTAAGCACACTAAAGGTAATGTTAAAGCATACCACACGGTGCGTCCTGGAGACACTCTATGGGCCATCTCTCAACAGCATGGTATGACTGTTGTAGAGTTGAAGCAACTAAACCGCATTAAGAGTAACCTAATCTTCCCTGGCCAGAAACTGAAAGTAGCAGATGCTAAGAAAGCTGCTAAAAAGGCTACTAAGAAGAAGCGTTCTCCTATTGTATATAAGGTACAGAGCGGTGATAGCCTATGGGGTATCTCACGTAAATACGATACTACCGTTAAGGCGCTTCGCAAACTGAATGGTATCAAGGGAAGCCTGATTCACCCTGGTCAAAAGATTGTTGTAAAAAAATAAAAAAGTTTCCAAACTTTCCATTTACTTGCCGATGTATTAGACAGGAACAGGCAGGTTCCTAAATAGATACTAGGAGAGAATAATGGATTACAACATTCCACAGGTAAAGAAAATAATGGGTCGCGCTATGACTCTTGATAACGAAGCTAAAGATATGGTCGCAAAGGCCAAAGCATCGGATAACCAGGTAGACCGTGATTTCTACATCACTGAAGCACAAAGACTAACTAAGAAATCTAGATGGCTAGTTGATAGTGCTAAGATGTGGGAAGCATCGACTAAGATAGGTTCATACTAATGCAGTCAGCACCCACTATACTAATAGGCAGTATTATGACTGTCACAGTCGCAACAGTTAGTCTCAACGAGATGAACAGTTCTATACCCGATCCTTTTAAGGATATGACTATCACTGAGTTTAATGAGATGGTAGGTGTATCCGATTTAGTCTATGACTGTGTAACCGATGTGTTGCAGGGTGAAGACGCTGAAGGTATTGTTAACTTCATAGAGAATGAGGCACACACTGCTGGTACTTCAGAGGAGACCCTGAGAGCCTCGGAAATCAAACAGTGCGTTTACCAGGATCCTTTTGGCTGGCATGGCACAGAGAATGAATGGGCTATCGAGTTATTGGAGACAGAAACATGGGAATGATATTAGGATACGTCTTTCCCCCGATGTCAAACAGTGAATATACAGAAAACTTACGCCAGGTAGCGGTCTTATGGACTGATAAAGAAGCAGAGATATTATTTCAATGGGGTGCTCTTCAGTATATACCAGCAGACCAGGATGTAAGTGATGAGCAGATTATAAAAGACTCGGTAGCACTTATGCCTGACGATGTTAGGAACTTTATAAACTTCTACAATGACCCTGAGACCCGTGAAGAGGCTAAAGTACTTTACGCTCTTGGCTATGTAGAGGGTATCGATCTACCTGATTGCGATAATGACTAGTATGACTTTCAGTAACTGGAGAGAGCTATTGCAGGCAGCCCCTCAACATAAGAGGCTGGCTTTAGTTCTTATACTAATAGATTTTGACGGTTACTTATTTTCAGATGCGGTAGAATATGTGGAGAGGCTAACCGATGATGCTGTTCGCTCGGAAATCCTGGAGCACCAGACCTGGGAGAAAATGCGAGAGCGATTAAATACCGATAAAAACAGTACGGTATGAGCAATAGTATTATTGGTTAGACACATATAACTTAAGACTCCCCCCACTCAGGTGAGGCATCTCCCGCAGATTGTTTTTTCTCTTCCAATCTGGACTGGTCGAGACAGTCCGACTTGCTGCCACAAACGGACAAGCCCCTGGGTGGGGGTTTTACTTTTCCTTGCACTCTTTTGGGCATTAGCCCTGGCACACTTGCCCAAACAATCAACGGATTCCACACTGTAATCACGGTAATCCAACGGATTCCACACTCCGAGACTAAATATAATAATAAAAGGGTAGGAACACCACCAGCAATAGTAGGGCTATGGAAGATAACTCATGGGACCAAGAAGCCGCTGCTCTCAAATGCTGGGAGCAGGCAGTAGATCACGTCGAGAAATCTGAAGCAATATTAGCGCAACTAACTGAGCTCTATAATGACGCTATGGAAGTTATAGAGTATCATAAGATGATGGCAGGTGTTTTACTGGCTACCGGTGGTTTTGGAAACGACCCAGAGGCATATGCAGAACTAGGGCTTTACTATGATGAAGCCGAAGAAGATGATATAGATGACTAAACTACCTAAAGACCCCCATGCACTCGCTGAACTTAAAAGGGTGCTAGAAGAGCGCAAGGCAGCGTTTGATTGGCGATGTGCTGTACCTGATTGCAATGGGGAGCCACACGATGGTAAACAGGTTAGGCATGCCAGGTCATCCCAGAGACCCCCATGGGGCGATATAATAATATTACCCGATGGAACTAAGCAGTCTGTAAGACGATGGTATTTGCGTGGGGGACGTGGTTCAGGTAAGACTTGGGCTGGGGCCCACGCATTAGCGGAGATTATCTTATATCATGGTGGCACAGATGAGAATGGCGACCAGCGTCAGTATGGTATCGTTGGCCCTGACTTCGGACACGCGAAGCAAATCTGCATGGAGGGTGTTTCTGGATTACTGGCAGCACTGGGTGGAGAATACGGAGACCATATTAGACAATATAACAGGTCAAGCGGTGAGCTTCATATGAATAATGGCGCTATCGTATATACGGCTGGTGCTGACTCTTTCGCTCGTAAGATTGAGGGTACTAACCTTACTGCCATATGGACAGATGAGGTAGGACTATGGTCCGTGCATCGCTGGCAGAGAACCTGGGAGCAGGCTATTACATTCGCTGTCCGTAAAGACCCATCACTTTTTATTATAACAGGTACGCCTAAACAGGGGCATCCTCTAGTTCAGAAGTTAGCAAAAGACCCATCGGTAAAGACTGTGGTTATGTCTACTATGGAGAATAAAGCGCTGGACCCTAAACAGGTGGCAGAACTTAAAAAGATTTATGAGGGTACTAGACTAGGGCGTCAAGAGTTAGAGGGAGAGGTTCTCCTGGATACCCCTGGAGCCCTATGGACTGCCTCACAGATTGAAGCCAATCGTTTTGAGTATCCACCCACACCCGATGAACTTATTCGTATTGTAGTAGCGTGGGACCCTGCGGTTACCTCAGGAGATAACTCCGATGAACACGGTGTTATTGTAGCAGGTCAGATACCAGGAGATCCAGCAGAGTTTGTTGTCTTAGAAGATGGCTCAGGGCGTTACACTCCTATGGAAGCAGTGAATAAAGTTCAAGACCTATATGCTAAATGGGGCGCTAATACCGTTGTGGCTGAGACTAATAACGGTGGAGATATGATAGAGGCCTTATTGCGAACGGGCACAGCAATAATCCCGTTGATGAAAGTTACTGCCACTCGTGGGAAGCGTTTGCGGGCCGAACCGGTAGCATCACTTTCTGAACAGGGCAAACTCCATTTAGTTGGAGCCTTCCCTAAACTTGAAGACCAAATGACCACATGGTCACCTGAAAGCCCTGGTTCACCAGACCGTCTGGATGCTATGGTATGGGCAATCACAGCTTTACAGGAAAAATCAGCCACATCGAGAGCGTATGTAGGCAAAAATAGAATCTCTGTTAGGAGCAGGTAATGGGTGTCTTTGACCGATTTAGAAACAATAATACACAGAAGCGGAGTGTAGAGGTTGTTAGCTCAGACGGACAGTCATATGACCGTAAAGATTACACTGGCCAGTGGGCTAGCGCTATCGGAACAACAAAACAAGGTCATAGAGAACTTTCCAGACTGAAACCAGACCCAGATGAAGCAACAAATGTAAGCGCTGTGGCAGCACGCTGTATAGATCTTATCGTTGATAGCCTATCTTCACGTAAGTTAGAAGTAACTACGGCCTCTGGTGAACCAGTAGACCACTATTTAGAAAGACTATTCAACGAGTCCCCTAATGGTTCACAGTCAGCAAGACTTTTCAAGAAGGCTATTTGGCACCGTGTATATAATCATGGTGAAGCCCTAGTTATTCTTGACCGCGGTGATAGCCGTGTAGAAGAGCCTAAAAGCGCTCATATCCACTATGGTAAAGCACGTGTCCGCTTAACTAAGCCAACCTTATACGCTCCACAGGGCGAGATTATGGCTTTTGAGATTAAACTAAACGATGATTGGCTACCACTAGCGCCATCAGAGGTGATGTGGCTACGTGAGATGGACCCCAGTAACCCATGGAAATCCCGTGCACCAATGGAAGCAGCGTTAGAGAGTATCGGTCTAAGCCGTGCAGCGCGTGGATGGCAAGCAGGTCAGCTCGTAAACGGTGCTAACCCTAATGGTATCGTATATGTAGGTCAGCCAGAATCAGATGAAGATTACTTCCTAACCAGAGATGAGATAGAGGCAGCATTGACTGGCCCATCATCCGCTGGTCGTATCGCTACCATCGCAGGCCCTGTAAAGCCAGAGTGGATTAGCACTTCTATGAACGCTCAAGAGGTAGCATACCTTGACACCCTAAAAATCACAGATGAGCAGATTGCAAACGCTCTAGGTGTTCCCCTAGACTTGGTAGGCGGTCAGCGCACATACCAGAACCTTGATGCTGCATGGAAGATACTATGGGAAGGTACTCTACTACCTAAGTTAGAGATTATCGCATCGGAAATCAACCGTCAGTTACTATCTGACACTGACTTTAGAGCCCGCTTCGAGGTAGCAAGCGTTAATGCTCTCCAGGAAAGCCAGGATAGCCTAACAGAGCGTATGAGCAAAGCCGTTGATGGAGATATAATCACTATTGACGAAGCACGTCAGCGTTTAGGCTTTGAGCCGCTACCTGATGGTGCTGGTGAAATGACTATCACACCTTATAAGAGTATTTATGAGATGCCCGCCGCAGGGGCCCGCAGTATCGAATCTGATATGGAAACCCCTGGAACACCTGAAAACCGCTCAGAGAGCCGTACAGAGCCTATGGAAGGGGATTCTGTAGAACAGGTTCGTGTTTATGATGTACCTCAGTACATTCAAGATAATGCTGCCCGTGGTCTTCGCTATTATGAAGAAGGTTTAGGTGGAGATGGTCTAACAGACCAGACCATCGAAGAAGCACGCGAAATGGCCGGGGGCTTTATCTCAGAAGATAAGGTCAAAAGAATGGGGCCATGGATTGCTCGCCACTTAGGCGACCTTGACGCATCGCAAAATAATGACCCAGATGACCCAAACTATCCAGGTGCAGGACTTGTAGCTCACTTGCTATGGGGTAGCGGGCCTGATAAGGCTACGGCAAACCGTGTTCGCAGGTGGGCAGAGCGCACCGCTGAAGAATATCGCTGGGTAACCGAGGATGGAACGTATTCTACTCGTGGTTTAGAGCCAGAAGAAATAGATCGCATTCTTACTCGCCTGGAGAATCAAGCAGAGCGTATCGTAAAGCGCATGTCGGAAGCCCAACTTCGAGATGCTAAACGTCGCTTACAGCGTGGTGAGCGTAATCAGACATTAGAAACGGGCTATGAGGAGACCGCTAGGGCGCTTGGAGTCGAGCTGAACCTTGACAACTATGTCATAAACGCTGCAGACGCTCGTACAAAGGTTTTGGTAGACCAGGTGAACGGGACTACCGCTCAGGTGCTACAAGACCGTCTAACAGCCGCTGCAACCGCTGACAGGCTGACTGTCCAAGAATACAGTGATGTGCTAGATAAAACATTTGATGACCTATCAGGCTTCCGCGCTGAGACTATCGCTCGCACTGAAATGCTAGGTTCTGTAAACTCTGCCTCCAGAACGGCAGCGGTAGACAGCCAGGTGCCAGTTGCTCGCGAGTGGATGGCTACCACAGACGGTAGAACAAGAGAGAGCCACTCAAGCCTTGATGGCTACCGCACGACCTCTATGAATGACCCTTACCCTAACGGTCTAATGTATCCAGGCGACCCGTCTGGCTCTGCCAAGGAAACAATCAACTGTCGTTGCGTAGAACTATTCGTAACCGACTATTCGACAGAAGGAATCACTAATGAGTAAATGGATAAACGAAACCCGCGCAGTGGAACTCCGGGCAATCCCTAATGACGAGAACCGCTTTGAGGGTCTAGCATGTAAATACGATGTTGTCGACAGCTACGGCACTCGCTTTGTAGCAGGCTGCTTCACCAGAGGTGGGCTAGATACAAGCACCTATTCTCTACTATGGATGCATGACCCAACACGCCCAGTAGGAACTTTCACAGCCGAAGAGCGTGAAGATGGATTATACATCGTGGGACGCTGGGATGATAACACCGCTGGACAAGAAGCACGCGTTGCCGCCCTATCAGGTTCGGCATCAGACTTATCAGTAGGATTCACATGGATGAAGGAAGATGGAGCAGAAGAAAATGATATTACTATTGCGCGCTTACAAGAAGTATCGCAGGTTACAAGCAGATTTGGTGCTGTCCCTGGCTCAGTCCTCACTGCAGTTCGTTCGGCTATTGAAGAAGTAGAGAACGGTGCGTCCGAAAACTGCTGCGAGCAAGATAACTGCTGCCAAAAAGAGCGTGCTACCACTGAGTATCACCACGCTGGCGATGGAGAGGTAATCCAGGGTTCCAATGAATCCGAAGAAGCAGAAGTCCTAGCTGACAGTTCTGACGAGGATACAGAGGAAGAAAGATACGCATTAGGTGGCGATGTCTACACTACTCAGGAAGAGGCAGAAGCAAAAGCCGCTGAGCTAGGCTGTGAAGGCACTCACTCTATGCAAATGGATGGACAGACAGTTTACATGCCTTGCTCTACTCACTCAGACTATGAAGACTCTCGTGCAGAGCCAGGTGAGCTAATGGAAGGCGATTTCGTATCGTACGTTAGCGGAGAAGGCACAAGCTATGGCCGTGTAGAATACATCATGACAGAGGGTGTATTTGGCGTAGAGGGAGATCCACTATCTATGCCAGCCAGTGAAGATGAACCATTCGCCCTAATCCGTGTCTACAATGAAGAAGAGGGTGCTTTGGAGCCTACTGACGTATTCGTTGGTAAAATGTTCTCAGAACTAACTAAAGTTGAACCTGCAATGGACAGCCCAGAAGATGTAGAGGCATCGGATGACCAGGATAACCGTGCATTCAACATGGAAATCTTAGCAAGGTACATAGATAGCCTCTAAATAGAGCGCTGGGGGACTCTGATGAGGGGTCTTAGGGTCTCCCAGCCATAAATATTGACCCCATTTTGGAGAAGAAAATGAGCAAACTAAAAGTTCTAGTATCAAAAAACTTTTGGGATGACGCCCTAGTAAGAGGTATTCGCACTTTCTTTCAAGCAGCATTAGCCTTTATAGGTGTAAATGTAGTAGCAATCACTGATATTGACTATGTAGGTGCTGCCAGCATTGGTGGCGGTGCTGCCCTTATCTCTATCGCTCAGAGCGTTATTCGCGTAGCAACAGCCAAAATCGAAGAAGACGCATTCGACGCAGAGGCAGCCATTGAAGATGTAGCTGCTGAAGACGATGCTATTCTCGAAGAGGTAGTTGACAACGCAATCAACGAGAACTACGAAGGCAAGTAACCATGTCTTTCGATGTCCTTCAAGTAATAGGCACCATCGCCGCAGCCCTAACCGGGCTGGGTGTCATTGGTGTTACTATTCGTATGATTTATAAGTTCGCAAAACGACTAGAATCAGCGATTGGTACAGACAGTGAAGGACGCTCTCTATCGGAACGCCTGGTTAGAGTGGAACACCAGGTATTCCCTAATGGCGGAGGTAGCCTATCGGACCAAGTAGAATCGGTTCATAGGACACTAATCGCTTTAGATGCCAAGACTGACATGATAGAAAGTATGCTATTAGCCCAAAACGCGAACGCTAACAGCAATAATACTAAACGACCTGGTCGCAGTCCCAGGGAGACAGCATCCGCTCCGACTGCAACAAATAAAGACAAACCGTAAATGAAAGGTCCAATAATCATGGATATTCGTACTCTAAAAGCAGAGGCAGCCGAGCTAGCTTCTGTCGCAAAAAACGGTGACGCTACTGCTGAGCAGTTGGAACGCATGAACGAGATCACTGACGCCCTAGAGAACCACAAGGTTCAGGCTGAAGCTGCTGCTCGTGCGATTTCTTTCGCTGACGCAGAGGCCGTTGAAACCACTCAGACCGAAGCACCTGCTTCTACTCTTGGGGCATCATTCGTTCGTTCAGTTCCTGCTGACGCTCGTACCCGTAGCCCAAAGGTTGAAGGAGACTTCGAGGCACGTGCAATCACCACCTCAACCATCGTCACCAACCCAACTCTTGTTCCAGTTCCAGAGCCTGCACCCCGTGCTCCCCTGGCTGGCCTTGTAAACATCGAGCGTGTAAACACAAGCTCTGTTGATTACGTTGTAGAGACCGTAACTGAGGGAACAGATGTAGTTCTAGAAGGCAACTTGAAGCCTGAGACAACCATCGCATTCACCCCTAACAGTGCAGTTCTTGACACCATCGCTCACTATGTTGACGTTACCCGTCAGGCATTGGAAGACGAGAGCCGCCTGCAGGGCATCATCGACAACGCTCTCCGCAACGGACTTGTCCGCAAGGCAGAGAACTTGATCGCCACAGAAATCACAACCAACCTAAGCATTAGCGAGCAACCGGGTAACACCCTTCTTGACGCTATCCGCTTCGGTATGGCACAGGTTGAAAACAATGACTTCACTCCTAACACCGTTGTAGTGAACCCATTCGACTTAGCATCACTTGATGTTGAGGCAGCTGGTTCATTCCGCGAGATTACTCGCAACGGCACCTTCTGGGGCATGAACGTTGTAACCTCTTCCGAGATTCCTGCCGGTGAGGCATACGTCGGAGATGTTGCTTCTGCTGTTACCTGGTTCGACCGCGGCACCGCTGCTGTCTACACCACAGACGCAGACGCTGACAAGTTCCGTCGCAACATCGTAACCGTATTGGCTGAGACTCGTGCCAAGGCAGCTGTTGTTCGCCCAGCAGCTATCGTAAAGTGCATCCTAGCCGCAGTAAACTAAGGTAATACGATAACCGCACTCTAAACTAGGGGGTGGGGACACGGGGAAAACCTGGTTCCCCACCCCCTTTTTTACATACATTTAGAATAAGGATTCATCATGGCATATTGCACACCAGATGATGTAGAACTGTACATCAACATAAATCAAGTTCCAGACATAAACTCTGTCATAGCCGGTGCTCAAAGACAAATAGACCTCTACACTAATGATATTTTTGAGCCTACAGTAACCAGCGTTTATGCTGAAAGCAATAGGGCTTATTTCGCAGAACTGCCATACACTACACAGAGCGTAGATAGCGTGGCAGCACTACCTAACAACATCGTATTAGACCCTAGCACATACAGTTTTGAGAACTTCAAGAGGCCAGTTATTAGACTGTTTTCCACCGTACCTTGGAGTATTTTAGTAGCAGGATTAGAGCCATGGAATAATGACCTAACCTCAAACATCAGATTAGAAGTATCGGGTACATTTGGATATGCCCAAACTCCTTTCCAGATCCAGAATGCCACAGCCCTATTAGCCGCTTACTACATTAGCCTGGCTGGACAGGGAGAGCTCAAAGAAAAAGCCCTGGAAATCATCGGTCAACCAAGCAATGTTGAGAGCGTAGATGTTGAGGGATACAGCGTATCTTTCTTCCAGGAATCAGTGAACGACTTAACTAAGAGCACTGGAGTAGTAGGCATTGAGTTCAGGGGTGGATTTGGCAGTGTTTCTACTGGTCGTGAGTTGGTTGAAGGTTATGCAGGTCAGCGTGTAGATGCTGCTATTTCTACAGCACACGAGCCACAGGCGCTTATTGGCGATAAGGTAAATGTAAGCGGTAGAGACTGGGTTATTGTAGGACTTAGCGATACTCCAGTAACATATCGTATTCTTCTTGCTCAATGGGGTGGCGAATAATGCCACAGTTAGATAACTCAGAGTTCGAAGCTAGCGTAAACCGCTATCTAAATAATGTTAAACGCGATATATTTGATGAAGTAGCGAAAGCTGCGAATGAGACCCGTAATGAGGCTATCAGGAAAAGCCCGGTAGACACGGGTAACCTTAGAGGGGGATGGAAGGTTCGTATAAACCGTGGACCTGATAGTATGGAAGCGGTTGTAAAGAATGAGGTTAAATACGCTAGATCCATAGAGTATGGCACAAAGCCACGCACCATTCGAGCGAAAAATAAGAAAGTATTAGCAAACCGTAAAACAGGACAAGTATTTGGTAAAAAGGTAAGGCATCCAGGCACGAAAGCAAGGCCTATGCTTAGACCAGCCATCGCAAAGGTGGTTCCAATGCTAAAAAGCAGGATTAGGAGGCTAGGATAATAATGAGTAATACAACCGTAGCAGGCGCTATAAGAGCAGTTCTACTTACAGCCGACCCAACACTCTCGGTGTTCAGGAAAGAGGCTCCTGTGGGCGCTGACATACCTCTCATAACCGTTTCTGACCCCTTCGCTACCGTATCCACAGAACTTGGCGATGAAGTTGTCTTAGAAGAGCAGGTGCAGATTGACCTGTTCGTAGATTGGGGAGAAGAGCTCACCACTCTACCAGACTTCATACATCGCACCCTACACAGGGCTACCTTGGATGTCCAGGGAAGCCAGGTGTATAGATGCACAATAACAGACAGAGCAGTTGATATCGCCGCAGAGGGTAATGAAGACGGTATAGACCGTATCACATTCACTGCGTTGGTACGCAGACTGCTATAAAATAACCCAAAAAACCGAACGGGCACAGCAATAATCTATGCTGACCCATTGACAACAATAGGAAAGGTCTCCAATATTATGTCAGACTTATCAACACACGTATTTGGTGCACAGCACGCTGAGATTGCAGAACTGCTAACAGACGACGCCCAGGGCACCACCTATGCAACCGCATTCGATGTTCCTGGACTAAAGAGCGTTACTCTAAACACCTCTTCTAACTCCGTAGAGCTTCGTGGCGACAACCAGTTGCTCGCAAAAGAGACAGTAGTTCAGACCGTAGAGGTATCATTAGAGTTCGCCAAGTGGGATGCTCGCATTGCAGCCCTGATTACCGGTGCAACACTAACAGAAGACCCAGTTACTGGTGTATACTCACTGAAGTATGGAACAAACGACGAGCCAAAAGAGTTTAGCTTGACAGCAGTTGCTGCTGGTGCAAGTGGCTCTGGTGCTACTGTATCTGTATTCTTCCCTAAACTAAAAGTAACCAACCTGCCAGATCAGGCTGGACTTGCAGAGGAAGACTTCAAGACAGTAACAGTTACCTGCGAAGCAATCCCTACATTTGAGGGAACCTGGTTCGACTGGTCATACACCCCAGGCGTCTAATCGCTACAACAACTTACTCCCGACCCTCAGACCCCTTAGGAGAAAATAATGAACCAAGATAACTTATCATCACAGATAAATGGTACAGGCAGAAAGATTACCCTGTCTAACGGTAATGAGATTACCATAAAATACGGCATGTCAGCACTTGTCGAAATAGAAAAGAAGCATGGTTCTGTGAACGCACTGGTTAAAATCCTGGAAAGCCCGGAAACCAGTTCTGTATTCAGCACTCTTGGACACGCACTTTGGGCTGGCACGTCAAGGAAGATACCTTTCGAGGCTTTCCTTGACCTGCTAGATCCCAAGCGACTACAAGAATATTCAGAAGCCTTCGGAGAAGCCTTTCAAGAAGCAATGGGAACCGGCGAAGAAGGTGACAGCCTGGGGGAAGCACCAGCCGCGTAAGCGGCGAACAGCTCATTCCCTGGGCTGAATGGTACTATCTGGCTACAGTACTATTTGGCAGAACAGATAAACAGTTTTGGAAGATGACCCCCGCTCAGTTACAAGCACTCTCTTCTATTCACAATCGCATCAACAATCCAGACAAGTATGGTAGGGATACCCCTGATAACCATAAGGTCAACCATGTCGATCCCGATGATGAACGCACGCCTGCTGTTCTAGCAAGCCTCGCAGCGATGAAAGTACCGCGCAAAAAGTAGGGTAGAACGGGCACAGCAATAGTATATCTACAAGCACCCGTAGACCCCACTAATAGGAGACCTTCATGGCGGAGAACATCGCACCCATTGAGGTGAAGTTCAAGGTTGACACGTCTGGGCTACGCAAAGCAGAAACAGCAGTAGGTAAGAGTGGCGGCAAACTAAAAAGCAAGTTTGGCAAAATAGGTAAAACCGCAGGTATAGCACTAGCGGCAGGTATCGGTGTGGCCGCAGTAGGTGCTGCAAGAAAACTATCATCATTTTTCGGTACAGCTATAGATGAGTCCAGTAGACTAGAAGAATCCCTAAACGCTGTATCTGTCGCGTATGGGGAAGCCTCAGAGGAAGTCACCAAGCTTGGAGAAGACTCAGCCACTCGATTGGGTTTGGCGCAGGCCGACTTCAACGCGATTGCCACACAGTTTTCTGCATTTGGTCAGCAAATAGCCGGCGAAGGAGGCGATGTAGCGGCCACCATTGACGAGCTAACAACCAGGGGTGCTGACTTTGCTTCGGTCTACGACCTAGATGTAGATGAAGCGCTAAACAAGTTTCAGTCAGGTTTAGCTGGGGAGACCGAATCTCTACGTAAGTTTGGTGTTGATCTTTCTGCTGCAGCGGTCGAAACATTCGCATACGAAAATGGAATCGCTAAAGTCGGCGAAACGCTAACTGAACAACAGAAGGTTCAGGCGAGATATGGCGCCCTGCTAGAGCAAACAGCGAAAGTTGAGGGCGACCGTGCTAATACAGCGGACAGTTTTGCCAACCAAAGTAGAACCCTAAAAGCCGAACTAACCGACCTTTCAGCAGAGGTTGGCGATGAACTTGTTCCCATTCAGCTGGAACTACTAAAAGCATTCAGAGACTCTCTACCTGTAATCAAGGATAACCTGCTACCTGCATTCAAGGATATGGCAGGGTCTGTAAAAGATAACCTAGTTCCAGCTCTAAAAGATATGCTTCCGAAAATAGTTACTTTTGTCGGACTGGTTGTAAATAACATAGATAAGATTGTAGTTTTGGCTGGTATTGTTGCCGGTCTTGCAACAACTATGAAAGTTTACACTGGTATACAAATAGCGTTAAATATCGCTATGGCTTCTAACCCAATCGGGCTTATTATCACTGCTATCGCTATTCTAGTACCTATTCTTGTATTGCTATTCGGTGACATGGAGAAGCTAAAAGCAGCTTTTGAGGGCTTTATGGAGATAGGCGAGAAGGTTGCAGGCGCTATTATGGAAGGACTTGGCGCAGCATTCCAGTTCGTAGCTGACTTCTTCGCCAGCATACCTGATAAACTAGCATCGTTTGGAGAAACCCTATACAACTTTGGTAAAGACGTTTGGGGGAACTTCGTTCAAGGTGCGCTTGATATTCTTTTCTTCTTACCAGGTAAGGTTGCCGACATACTAGGAAGCATACCCGGACTAGAGGGCCTGGCAGAAGGAATAACAAGTGGCATCACGGCTTCAAGAGAAGCAGTCACAGGCATGACAGGAACCCAAGGCACTGTAGCGAAACGGGTTGCAGCCGACGCGGTAACAACAGTCAACAACTATAATGTGGAAGCACGGGGTCTCACGGTAGACCAGGTTCAACAGGATGCCAAGCGTCGCGGTAATCTGATGTCGCCAGTATTAGGAGGAGCATAATGAGTAGGCAAATAAACGTAAGCCGTGTAGAGTTATCCCTATCAGACTTACAACTCAATGACCCACAGAATGGCCTGTACGTCTCTGACGAGTGGTCTCAGGGTGGAACACTCTATCAACGCTATGAAGCCGCCACAAGCCCGTTTGCAGACGGTGAGACGGTAGTAGCGCAGCGTAAGCAGAACACCGATCAGATATTTACTATTTATATTAACGCCACATCGAATGCAGACTACCAAAATAAGATAAATGAGGTAAAAGCAGCATTCGGACAATACAGATATGATATAACCATAGAATGGGATGGTAATATCTATTCCTACGAAGCAGCAGGAGCAGCAGACATAGCACGCTCAGGCAATGTAGACCCAATCTTACACAAGGCAAACTGGCACGCCTTCCAAATAACCGTACCAACTAAACCAATCTAAGGAGCCCCTAATGTTTAGCGATTCAGTAGTAAATGCAATGTTAAACGATATTCCAGCCACATATGGAGACATGGAAGTCGGACTATCAACCACCACACCCGTAGTAAGTGGAGGAATAATCACAAATATAACTCCCCCTGGAAATGGAATAGG